TGAATGAGCGGCCAATGGCAGTGATGTAGTCGTTGAATACCTGCGAAGTGGTGTTGTTGTAGTTGTCCTTTATGTACTTCTGTTGTTCAGCATCCTGATTGGGTGCACGGTTCCTGAACAGCTTTTCAGGAAATACTTTAGGGTCTGCGTGAACTATGATAGCATTACGCTGCTCGACCGATTCCAAATAGGTAGGGCGGTATGGCGGTACTTTAGGGGTCGGGATATTTTTCTCCAGCAGGAGAATTTCGTCCAGTAATGCCCTGACCTCTATCTCGTTCATGCTGCCTTTTTCATAGTGATGTAAAAATCGGTCAACGTGCAGCCGTTTGATTTACATCCAAGTTTCGCCCTTACAGGTTGATCCTTTTCTCTGATTCGAATTATGCGCCCGTTTTTCATGTTCGCAAATTTAGAACTATCTATGTGATTCTACACCAAAGATTACATCCTCCCAATGTTCGCACATTTCGGTCAACATGCTTTCAAAGGTGTAGGTGGGCGACCATCCTAATTCAGTGCGCAGTTTAGTGGAGTCACCTTTAAGGTATGGCAACTCTTCGCTACGTAGGTATTTATGATTAACCCTTACGTGGTCGCGGTAATCCATGTCGAAGTACTGAAACACAAACTCGCATAATTCCCGCACAGTATGCGTTTCCATCATTGAGCAAACGTAGTCTTTCGGCTCATCTAATTGCAGCATGGAGTGCATGACTTTCACATAATCCTTTGCATGCCCCCAATCCCTTGACGCGTCCAAGTTTCCCAACTCCAAACCTTTCTGTTTGCCATGTGCTATCATAGCCGCGCCTTTCACCACCTTGTTCGTGACGAAATCAACCCCACGCCTTGGGCTTTCGTGATTGAACAGAATGCCATTGCTCAGGTGCATACCGTATGCGCGTCTGTAATGCCTCACAACATTGTACGCAAATACCTTGCTGCATCCGTAAGGGCTGACGGGGTTAAGTGGCGTTCCCTCGCGTTGGTATCCGTCTGCATCTACGCTTAGCCCGAACATCTCGGAACTGCTGGCCTGATACATGCGGGACTGCGGGCATACCCTGCGCATTGATTCGAGCAGATTGACAACGCCAACACCATCGGTTTGAACTGTAAACTGTGGCATGTCAAACGAAATCCTTACGTGACTTTGAGCGGCAAGGTTGTACACCTCATCTGGCATAACCTCCGTCAATACCCTTTCAAGGCTTAACGGGTCTGTCATGTCACCGTAATGGGTGTAGAAGTTCGGGTTTGAATAGCAATTGAACAGTCGCGGTGACTGCTGCATCATTGATGAAGATGCGCGAATAATGCCGTGAACTTCGTATCCAAGCGAAAGTAGTAGTTCGGAAAGGTAGCTTCCGTCTTGGCCGCTTACGCCACTTACAAGGGCTTTCTTCATTTGGGTAAACATATTACATCCAACTGATCATCCTCTAAGCCTTGTTCTGCGTAGATATTCCGATACGTGTAGTCGTGTTCATTCAGCCATGTAAAGACCTCGTCTGCTGACGTTCCTTGCCTTTCCAATGCGCCCCTATTTATTTCCAACAACATAACTGGGCGAAATTTCGCTATGGTTTTTTCAGCTCCTTTCAAAGCGCGTAACTCCATGCCTTCGCAGTCCATCTTAATGAAGTTACACGAACTAAGCGAAAGGCTGTCAATGGTGATGCAAGAAACATCGTCTCCATCTATCGCGTGACTTGCGCCAACGTTATCATTCTGGGCAATCGCTATCTTATGCGGTTTGTCGCTTGCACCCATAGGATAAAGCCATACATTCGGATACTTGGCCATATTGAACTCTAAGCACTCAAACGCAGGAATGTTAGGCTCGAATGCGTACACCTTGCCTTCACGTCCTACGCGGTTAACGTAGTACTCTGTGTGATCGCCTACAAAACTACCCACGTCAACAACCGTAAATCCTTTGTGAATGTACGGGTCGAGCAAAGGCAAACAATTTCGGTCATGGTCAAGTCGGCATTCTTGGATTATCCACGGGCAGATATGAGTGTCATTTTCAAGTAATGCCACTTGCTTACCGTTCGGGAGTTTGTGTATTTTCATTTAATAATGTACCATGAAGGATCATCGTCCTCCGTTACGTGAAGCGTATAGCCTTTGCCATCGAAAAACTCATCAACAGCGGCCTTTACATGACAAATGTAATCATCTCGGTCAACAATGTGGTAATCGTGGCCTCCGAATATCCCGCCTTTCTTTACCTTTCCGAACCATGATTTAAGGTCGTTGTCGATGTAAGGCCGCATGTGGTTAGCGTCAATATACACGAAATCAAGGCTTTCATCTTTGAACAACTCCGCACCCTTGACGCTGGTAAATTGCATCATTCGTGCCCTTGCTCCGAACCTGTCCAACTTCTCACGGCAATACCTGTAGCAGCCTAACCAGTCTTTAATTGCATCTGCATAGCCTTTCGGGTTCTCATTCGGCACGTAATCCCACGGGTCGATAAGCCAAAGTTTGGAAAGTTGGCAAGTGTCAAGTATGATTTCAGCATTCTCACCGAATGCAACGCCAACCTCTACACCTTCGCCCGTCAGCCCCATCGCGTCCAATACATTACCGATGTCGTAGCGTGTTTTTAGTTCGGATAGCTTCATCCTAAGTATCCGTTAATTTTCTTCATATCTTCCGCTGTCAATCCAGACCACGACCACATTTGATCCACCTTGTTCTTTGGCATGTGTACGGTTTCCGTGTCAATGAAGTGGTATTTATCGGCCTCGTATTTTTCCGCATACGCACCCAATACATTGAACTCGCTAAATGCACGATGTGGGCAAAGTTTAAGGTAGTGCCGCAATGTCATGCCGTGCGTTGCCTCGACATGAGCGCAAGCATTACGCAGGGTGTCTGTGCGGTAAACAAGTGGCATCCTCCGCATGTATTCGTAAGCCACGGGAAAACCAACCGCCTTTTCAGTTATTGGCTTCCACGGGGTTTCCGTACGTTCGTATGGCGTTTTGTAGATGATAGGCTTGCCATCTTTCACCCACTCCGAAACGTCCACGGGTTCGCATGCAATCACGTCACTATCCCAAAAGATAACCGCATCCGCATCGGTGTATAGGTGCGCGTTCATCTTTGTGAACTGTTGGCCTATGTATCCGTCTGGCAGGTCTTCTACTTGAACGACTGCCTCAGCCGTCAAATGTGATAGCATGGAGGCGTTCGGGATAGCAATAACAATCTTACGGTATCCCGTAACGTGCTTGTGAATTGAGCGCAAAGAATGTTCTAACCATTTCAGGTCAGCATGGTATGTGCGGCAAAAAATATCCAGTTTCATGGTATGTGCTTCCAGTTTTTACGCTTTCTAATTAAGTGAATTGTGGTCTTGTGTACGCCGTACACCTCGCCTAACTGCTTACAACTCAACTCAGAATTTCTAATGTGAATTACTTGCGATTCAGTTAGTATTGATCTGCACCAATCTTCTCCAACTTGCCTAGTGCCGTGTTTTACCCTGTCTGCCTGATTGTTTTTTGGCGTGTCCCACCGTAAATTATCCAAGCAGTTGTTTAGTGGGTTTCCATCATTATGACAACCCTGCATTCCAATTGGCCTAGGACACACAAACGCCTCCAAAACTAGAATGTGAGCAAATCTAGCTCTCTTTATTGCCCCCTTCGAAAGCTTGTATTCTCTATACCCGTAATTGTGCTGACAACTTGAAAGCATCTTACCTTTAAGCCATCTTGTGCTATTCTTCGTGCGAACCGACACTCTAGGAACAGACCTAACGTTACCAGTGTTGGACACCTCGTAAAGCCCTTCATACCCTAAAACTGATTTCCATTCTTCCATTGCATCACATGCCCAATCCGTCAGGTGCTTGCGACCTGCCGTGAACGGTGATCCCTGACAGGATTGGGGCTTATTGTGTGTGGTTTGGTTCAACTGGCAACGGTCTCAAGCGGTGTAAATGTACACAATTATTCCTTATTTCGAGTGCCTTCTAATGTATTTGTAAACTTCGCCCGTCACCTGTTGGGGTTTTAGCTTGTCATTGTACGCCTCAATCCATTGAAAGTGCTGCGTCATCTTTATCCACTCCTTGCCATCATACTGCACGGGGTGTCTGTGGTGAAAGAAGATTTCTTCACGGGTAATCACAACTGGTATGTTCTGCTTCAAGAAGCGATAAGGCAGCCAATAATCCCACCATGTTTGCCCCATGCAGAACATTGATGTAGGTATCCTGTCGTAATAGTTCTTATGAATAATGAACGCATCAAAAC